CCAATCATCGCGACGTTCGATGAAGACTTGCGGTTCATCATCTTCGACTGCGATTAGAATAACCAACCAAGGAACAGGAATCCCAGTTCGTTCTTCATACATGATAGCATATGCTGCTGCTTGCATAAAGTAGGAGTGAATCTGAGACCTATACTTTTTCTTGTTTGCAGTTTTAAAGTCGATAACTGCACGCTTGCCTTCATATTCGGCAATACAGTCGACACGACCTGCCATACGAAGGTGGTCGCTGTAGAGCGCAAGTTCTTGACAGTGAATATCACCGATTGAGTCTAGAACAGGTTTGAACTTCTTGAACATCTCAACATCGAGCAGAGATGCCTTCGTGGATATGAACGCATCTTCTAGATGCTCGTTCTTAAGATATGCTTCTGTCAACGAGTGAATCTTAGTTCCTCGAGTAGTTGCTTTTCTAGAGATTTTGTTTGCTTCTTCTTCGCCAACTCGTTTGCGCCAAGCAGCAATAGAGTCTCGGGATAGAACTGATAGAACGGTGGTAGCAGAAGGATACGCTACGCCAGAGGCATTAACGTAAACTCTGCTACCATCTTCGTTAGTTGTAGACTGCGCGAAATCTTCATATTCATAGATCGTTTTAAACATCATAATCCAATATACTATAAAATTACAGAAAAGTCAAGCTTTATTGTGGGTTTTGCGCTGCCTGAACAGAATTAATTATGAATTGATGAAGACCTTGGTTATACGTCGACCAGTATTCAATTTCTGCTGCGTCTTCGGTATATGTTTGATTGTTCAGAATATCTTGTGTTTCCTGAATCTCTCTGTTCAGAGTGTCAGCACGTTGCTGATAATTCTCGGTTTCAGGAGTCAATTCTGTAAGTTCTTCTTGTAGTCTCAGAACTCTTTCTTCTGCGATTGCTTTAGGCATCTTTGGTTGCCCATTATAATTTCCGCCCAAAGAAGTGTTATATTCTTCGACAATTGGTAAAAGTGACATGTGGTTTATCCTTTATGCTGCGTAACGAGATTCGTATTCCATTCTTGCAATTATATATTCTTTCACAAGTTTAGAACGAACGATATCGTCCACAGTAAACTCAACAGTTTTAAAAGAAGGCATCATGTCGGCAATTGCGATAAACTTCTGCAATCCGGACATATCGTTCTTCTTATATAGGTCAGTTTGACGGAAGTCCCCGCAGAAGATGACCTTTGAGTTTTTCCCGATTCTAGTCATGATTGAATTGAGTTCCATATCAGTCATATTCTGGCACTCGTCGACAATGACAATAGAATTGTCTAGAGTAATACCACGAACAAATGAAGTGATCATAAAATGAACAACCTTTTGTTCTTGTAATCTCTGAAATGGTTGGATATGATTGAAGAGATCTTCGCAAATTTCATTATACGGTAAAGTATATACTTCAGTTTTTTCCTTTTCGTCGCCAGGAAGGTGACCAATATCTCGCGAAGGAACTGCTGATCTAACAACAATTACTCTCTCGAAATTACTTGTTGCGTCTAGAACTTCTTCTAGTGCTTTATACATTGCGATGTAGGTTTTGCCTGTTCCGGCAACACCATGTAGTAGGACTGCGTTTGCTTGTTTATCATAGAGTTCGAAGAAAGTTCGTTGATTTTGATTCAGTGGGGATATATGTTTTAGGTCATTATAACTTACTTTGCACTTAGAACTTTTCTCCTGAATAACTGTGGGTGATTCGACGAGGTGTAGATTATTTTGTTTTCTTCTCGACATAACAGTCCTTTGGGTTAGAGTTAACAAAAAAAAGGCGACGCGAAATGCGCCGCCTGGAAATTTACCGATTGCTCGGGAACTTGATGTCAGGAAAGTTTGATTCTAGTATTTTCATACTAGTATTTATTCAAGCGGCAACGTCAAACCACTCTGGAATCGGTCTATTTTTCCACTTAGCGAAACTTTTTTTGGCACCGATATAATAGTTTCGATACGACTGAACAGAGTCTGGAGTCTTGTATTCGTCGGGCATAGCAGGAGTCGGTTGTGTGAAATATCCGACTGGAATATTAGCAGGAGGTCGACGCAACCAGTAGACTAGACGGTCGCAGGAATGGATCTTACCATAACGATGCGTGTATTCCTGCAACAGTTCCTGGAACAAGCACATCAACCAGTTGTAATTGTTATTAGACTGGCGAACCCAGACAGCGCTCGGATGATTGATATGTGTCGCCTTGTAAAGATGCTGCTCGAGATCCGGATCTGACAAACGCCAACGCTTCATCTTACGACCGGAAGATGCGTCAACATATTCCTCGCCATCAAGAACGCGATGTGCAGTTGAAAGTAGTTGCGCATACTCTAGGATCATCTTGACGACATGCTTGTCGACGTGCATTTCTGCGCAGATCTTAGGATCTGAATGTAGGTAAAAGATATTCATAATATAGTCACTCTTCAAAAGGTGGAATTTCCTGCATGTTATCTAGAATCTTTGATATTGATTTCTTGGCAACATCACTTATTATACTAGATGACAGCGCAAAATCAAGGGATTTTTTAACAAAAATTGGATCTAATGTTGTCAGATCATCAACAACATATCGTTTATCTGCTTCGGGATACTTATTTAGAGTAAACAAAACAAGTTCGATCTCATAGTCCGTATACAGTGTTATACGGTATCTCCTTGGAATATTTAAATGTTTGTCAGGAAATTTGAGTATTTCTGCCATCATATTATTTATTAAAAGACCGCCACTTTATACATATTTTGAAATGCTTCGGCATCTTTCTCGTCGTTCACCATCGGAAATCCTTTGATGTTAAGACTTGTATTAAGTAACATCGGGCATCCAGTTTTTTCATACCACTTTGTCAATAATTCAAATAATCCTGGATGCTGTTCCTTGTTTACAGTCTGGACGCGAGATGTGCCATCAGCGTGAACGATAGCAGGGAACCTTGTAGGAAATTTACATCTTGCAGTAAACTGCATGTACGGGGATATTTCAACTGGCATGTCAAAATATTCTGCTGCATACAGCTCAAGGATGACTGGGGCAAAGGGTCTAAACTTTTGTCTACGTTTGATTTCATTAACTCTGTCCTTAATGTCAGATCTAGTAGGATCGGCGAGTAAACTTCGATTGCCCAATGCTCTCGGACCAAACTCCGCTCTTCCACTAGCAACACCCACTATACCGTGTTCTAGTAGATAAGTCAATAGTTTTTCAACAGGATATTCGGTTTCGATATTCTCGCCGAGATATGGACCCTTCCAGTTTAGTTTCCTGCGATTATTGGCAGCGATTGCACCAAGACTACTTCCTGCGTCTCCTGGGTTTGGCATAATCCACACATTTGGGAAATATTCTATAGCAATAGAATTTGCGCTGCAGTTTAATGCGCATCCACCCATGATAACAAGGTTACGCTGTTTCCAGTTTGTGAGGTTGCCTGTTCTGACAATCAAATCTCTGAAGAGAACTTCGTAAACCCATTGCGCTGATGCGGCAATATCATAATGATCTTGCTCGGTATTAAGTTCTGGTTTCCACCACTGACAACCGCGATGCAGATTTTCTTCATTGTAAAGATTTAATAATTCAAGACCGTATTTGTTTTTACCGTATGCTGCCATACCCATCAGGATATATTCGTCTTCGTTTGGTTTTAATCCAACACGCTGTGTCATTGCTGAATAGAAAAGACCGACAGACTTGGGATATTCCATCGACCAAATCTTCTTCATCTTCTCGCCTGATGCATTCCAAATAGTGACAGTATCAAACTCACCAATCGCATCAACTACCAGAACAGCAGCATCGTCGAACGGTGAAGTATAGAATCCAGCGGCAGCATGAGATTCGTGGTGATACGCAAACTCTACGGGGATACCGACCAGACCGAACTGCTCGAGATATTGTCGAACGCTGAAACGAACTATACCTTGCCCTGCTAAAAATCTACGCATCGCTCGAAGTTTTGGTTTCTCATACCAGTGTATCTTATCTGGTTTACCAAACTTCAACGCAGCGTTGATCTGATCAGCATTTAGATGTTTGTCATTTTTAATTCCGCTGTAACGCTCTGCATGAGAGGCGAATAAAATTTCGTCACCCTCGACTACGGTAAGAGCAGCATCATGCGCCGCAGCAGATATACCCCATTCAATCACTTATACAACCATTCTAATTCAGGAAACGTTTTTAAAAAGTCAGTATTTCTAATAACATCCAATTTAGAATATTCTTCCATATGTTTTAAATAATCTTTATTATCATAATCAAAGAAATCCATATCCTTTTGATCAATCTTTCGCATTTCTTTGATTTTTTCAATTGAATTTGCGATTATACCTTTTTTTTCGTTGTTCGG